ATAACAACGGGTTTCCCGTCCTGCATCCGTTCGGCATCCGCTGCGGCCTGTTCATACCATTTGTTTAACTCTATCTTTTCATGCCGTTTGCACTCTATATGCAAGCCGCTAATGCCGGTTATATCGGGTTGTTTCCCATAATTCAGCGGTTCGCCCGGTCGGGCATCCGTCAAGCCGTGTTCCCGCAAATAGGCTGCAAGTTCTATTTCTGTCCTGCGCCCTCTGCTAAGATTTCAAAAATCAAATTGCTGCGCCTCCGTGGTTACTCTGCGGGCATTGGAGCGGGTTTATTTGCCGGTTCCTGCGCCGCTGCCTCTGCTGCTTTTTTCGTCCAATATCTTTCCTGCTGCGCCTTTACTTTATTGGGGTTCTGTTTCGCCCATTTCCGTTTATAGGCTCTGCGGGCTGCTGCTGCTTGTTCGTTCATTCTGCATCCCTCCTGCACTTCTTGTGCGGTCTAAATTCGGCATAACTTCTTGCACATATTATAGCACTAATAAGCGGAAAAGTAAAGGATATAGACAAGAATAGCCCGATTTATCAAGGGTTTTCCAAAAATAAACGCCTCTCGCAATATGTTTTTTTCGGGGTACATCCCCGGTGCGCATAAAATAAGAGCGGGTCAGCCGTTGCAGCTGCCCGCCCTGCGGTCTATTCCTCTTGTGGTTCTATTGCGTTCACGGCCTGCAATGCCTCCTGCAAAGCCTTTTCAATGCGCCGGTATCCGTTTAGCTGCCGGGTCAGCTGCCGCCGCAATTTGTCGTTATATGCCGCCTGCATCCCGTCCAGCCGTTGCGCCGCTATCGCTGCATTATCCGTTAAAAGGGATTGTTGGGCTAAATCCGCATAAACGCTATCAAGGGTCTGTTTTGCGGCCTCCGTCCATGCTGCATCGTGGGTTAAAATGCCGATAGCCCGCAATGCCGTATAAAGAATAGTTTCCGGGGCGTTGCCCTGTTCCAGCTGTTGCAATATGCTTGCCTTTAGCCCCTCTACCTGTTCCCGCTCCTGCATTTGCTCCCGATAGCTGCGGGCGGTTTCGTCTATGGCCTGCCGCTCCCGCTCCGGCTCCTGCTGCGGGTGCTGCGCCGCATACTCTGCTAATGTTGTTCCCATTATGCCGCCCTCTTTACAGTTTGCGCCCCGCTTTGGGCGTTGTGCTGGTTGTCGGGGTAAAGTCAAGTTCTGCGCTGCTGCACTCCGTGAAAAGGTCGTTAGCCGGATAGTAATTGAAATAGCAAGAATAGTTTGCTATGCCGTATCGGTTTTTCAAGCAGCACAATTCTATCTTGCGTGGGTCTGCGGCTTTGGCCTCTTTGATTTTCTCCCGCCGCTCTTTTATGTTGTTCTGCTTGTCAAAGAGCGGGTCATTTAGGCATTGCAGCTGCAAGCCCCATATCACATCGGCGGTAAATTCAATGCCGCCGGATTCTTTTAGTGATTCAAAATCTATCGGGGTCAGATAATTTGCCCGGTTCACGCTGCTAATAATAATCACGGTCAAGTCAAGTTCCCGGCTAATGCGTTTCAGTTCGGTAACGGTGCTATCTACCGTTTCTTTGGTGGTCTGCCGCTTGCTATCGTCTGCCGGTTGCAGGATTTGCAAATAGTCAACTATCGCAATAGGCCGGGTTCCGTTCCGGCGCACATACTGCCGGATATAATCGCCAATAAAGGAAATATTGCAGGCAAAATTGCCCTCCACAATGCTAATGCGGTCAGCTACCGCCGCTTTGTACTCCTGCGCCGCATCCAGCACTTGCCGGGGCAAATATCCCTTGCGGATACTAAGGCTTGTAACGGCCTTTTCTCTGTCCTTTTGGGCGGTTCTGCGGGCAAGGCTCTTGCTAACCAATTCAAGCCGGGATTGTTCCAGCGAAAAGAAAATAACATCGTTCCCGGCCTCCGCTAATTGGTCTGCAAGCTGCAATGCAAAGCTGGTTTTGCCTAAACTGCTGATTGCCGCTAAAACATAAAGCCCGGAATATAGCCCGCCCGCCTGCGCATCAAGGTTTGTAAAGCCGGTTTTCTTGTCGTTCCTAAACCGTTCTATTTCGCCGGTCATTAGGCTGTCAATATAATAGGCCGTGTTATCCGGCTTGGCTGCGGTCTGCCGCTGCGCCTGCGCTATTGCCGCTATAAACGCCTCTTTGCTGCCGGTCAATGCCTCGTTAGGGTCTTTGTATCCGGCGCAAATATCGGCGGTAATAAAGCTAATGTTTAGCCGCTGCAATCCGGCCTTTAGCGTTGCCGTTGCCTTTTGCCCCCGTTCGTCATTATCAAGGCACAAAATCAAGGTTGCCGCCGTTCTGCGCTGTTCCAGCTGCTTTATCAAGGCATCCGCATTTGCTGCGCTGTTCAAGGCTATTGCAGCTGCCCCCGCCTCAATAACGGATAAGGCATCAAATGCGCCCTCCGTTACAAAGATTTCTTGCACTTCCTGTGCGTACAGTATCCGGCTATTGAATATTGCCGGGGTGCTGCCTTTGGGGTTCAGCTTTGCAAAGTCCTTTACTCCGTCAATCCTGCGCCCGATATAATGCCCGGTGCTGGTAGGAATGATTAGCCGGGGGCAAGGGTGGTTTGATTGCGCCGGGTCTGCCGCCGGGTCATATCCTAACCAATACGCCGCCGCCGTGTCTATGCTAATGCCCCTGCTTTGCAAGTATGCAACGGCTGCGGGGTCGTTTAGCCTTGCCCTGCACTCCCGGTAATAGCCGGTATAATCCGCTGTGGGCGTTTCTGCGCCGTTCTGCGGGCTTTTCTCTGCCGGGGGTGTTTCTATATTCCCCTGCCCGTTAAAATCGCTCTGCGGGCGTTCTACGGGGTCATTTTTTGGAGCGGGCGCAAAATCTGCCGCCGCCGTTGGTCTATACGGGTCAATCGTTACGCCGATTTCATCAGCCAATAAAGATAAGGCCGTGTTATAGTCTGCGCCGGTCTGTTCCCGGTATAGGTCGATAACATCCCCGGAACGGTTGCAGGCGTGGCAAGTAAAAGTATTGGTATCATAAACTTTCAATGCCCCGGTTCCGTGGCTCCCGGTTCCGCTCCCGCAAAACGGGCAACAATATAGCCCGCTCTTTGATTTGGTCAAATAGTCTTTGCAGCTAATCCGGCTGCGGATTTCCTGCCTTGCGGTTTCTCTGTCCATTAAAATAAATCCTCCTGTCTTGCATCCGCTCCGGCATCGTGCTAAACTGCAAATGCCGTGAACGCTGCGCCTATTGTGTTGACGGTTGGGCGGGTTCCCCTCTTGCCGGTTGGGGTTCCCGTCCTTTTTTTGTTTACTCCCCGGTTCGGTCTGCGGATTTCGGCGGTTTTCGGTATCCCCTCCCCCCTGCGGGTCAATCGCCCCTTTGAATTTAGCGATAATTTGCGTGGTGTTCCCCGGCGGTATCCGCTTTGGGTTCCCGTGGAGATTTCGCCCGCCCCTCCCCGGTTGCCGGTAAAGGAATAGCCCCGGCCTCATTCGGGATAATAACGCAAACGCCCGCCCGCATCAAGCAGGGGCGGGCTTGCGGGTATAGAAACATATAATAACTTATAGCCTTTTCATTGCAGCGGGTATAAACGGGCTTTTTTCTCTTCAGCACTCCGCAAAATTGGGGCTTTGGTTGGCAAAGTTTCGGCCTCTTTGGTTGGCAAAGTTTCGGCCTCTGGTTGGCAAACATTCGGCCTCTGGTTGGCAAACATTCGGGCTTGATTATTGGCTGCACTTACTATGCCCTCTTGCGCATCCTGTGCAGGATTTTCACGCCGGTAATGCTGCGGCCTGCGGTCTGCTTTTCGTATCCCTTTATATTGCCGACAACAATTTGATAGTCCAGCACTTGAAACACAAATTCCCTATTATTAAAGGCCGTTTTCTTGTCCTGCCCGGTCAATCCGGCATCCGCAAAAAGGGTATCGAACAAAATAATATCGCTTTGGGTCTGCGCTTTGTTCTTTTTATCCCTTTTCATTATGGCAATGCGCCGCAATATATAGCCGGTCATTGCCTGCCGGTTTGCGGTCATTGGCAATAGTTCGCCGCTTGCCTTGCCCTTTTTCACCTTTTCAACGGCTATATACTTTGCCGGGATGGTCAATAGCTGCTTTGTCATGGCGCAATAGGTCAGTATAATAGGCTCCGTGTCAATCTTATAGGCGTTGACGGTCTGCCCGCCGTGTTTTATCTTGTATTCGGCATGGGTTGCCGATAAATAGAAATTGTCCAGCTTAAAGGTTGCATTAGCCGGGATAACTCCCCTCTTGCGCATTTCCTCCGTGGCATCAACGGTAATATGCAAACGCCGGAATTTTTCGATAGCCTTTGTTATTGCGCCCTTTTGCTGCGGGCTTGCCTTGTCGCTGCCTCCGGGCATCGCCCTAAATATCATATCGGGCGTGAATATAGGCGGCAATTTCTCTTTAACGGCCTCTATCCATAATGAAACAACTGCATCTGATACTTGCCGTTCATACTCCGTCAATTTGGCATCCGTTATTTTAATGCTGGTTTCTCCGGGGTCAAATTCAATCATGGCATAGGCGGTTATCTCTTTGCGCCTGCCTTTAGGGTTCGCAACTACCATATCAAACGCCCCGGCATTTATCGCCGGTTTCTGTTGCAGCGTGTTCATTAGCGCATTGTTCGGCATCGTGTGCGCCGTGGGTCTAATGCCCTGCACTAAAGGCAACTTTGCCGCTATGCTTTCCGCTGTTTCCGGGGTCGGGTTCTCCCGCTCAATAAACGCAAATAGAATTGCCGCCCCCTCCGGGTCATAACTGCCGCCGCCGGTGCGCTCCATGTAAAAAGCATCCAGCCGGGAAAATATGCCCCGCAATTCCTCTTTTTGTTCGGCGGTTAGCGGCTGTTGTTCCGTTGGCTTTAGTTCATCATGCGCCGCAAAGAAATATAATACCGCCTGTTCTTTTACTCTGATATATTCGCTTTCCGGGTTGAAACGGTCGGTATCCGTGTAAAAGTCGATTTCGCCGGGGTCTTTGTAAACGCCCTGCAACGGTTTCAGCGTGTTTATTGCATCCAAGTATGCACTTTCAAAAAAGGCATCAATGCGGGCTATCTGCTGTTTAGCTGCCGCCTCTAACAATAGCCGCTGTTGCTCCGGGGTTCGTCTATCTTTATCGGCTATCTGTTCGGGGTCTGCGCCGGTTTCCCTTGCTACAATGGCAACTAATCTATCAAAACGCCCCCTAAACCATTTTTCATACCATCCGTTCTCCATGCCGCCCCATTTGACTAAAGCATCCTCCGGGTCACGCAAAAAATCCATGCGGAATTGAACAACGGGTAATTGCTTTTTTATGGTTTCAGCTGCGGGCGGTTCGGGTTCAAATCCGGACAATGCCATTTGCTCCCCGTCCTGCCGGGTGGTTTCATCGGTCATGCGCTGCGCCTCCTGCTTTAGAATTGGTCAATAATAGCTTTGGCCTGTTCGTATATATCCGGGTGTTCGTTTCTGTATCGTTCTACAACTAAATTTGCAAATTCGGTCATGGTCTTGCCGCTGATTTTCGCCATGATTTTAATAAATTCGTGGTTCTCCGGGGTAAAGGCCATATTTATTCTATTGGCTTTGCATCCCTTGCGGCCTTGCGTTTTCAGCTGCGCCGCCCGCTCCTGCGCCTCCTGCGGGCTTGCTGTTCCCTGCTGCCCCTTGCGGCTGGTTGCCTGTTCGATTGCTCCGTAAACTCTGCCGGTGTTCATCCCTGCAAAATCCTTTTTGCTTGCCATTGTTTAGCCCTCCTGTATCATTTCATATAGTGTTTTATAATCCTGCGCCGGTTTGGAGCGGGGCGCATAGTCAAACAATGATTGCTGCATCGCCTGCGCCTCCCGTATCGCTATACCGGGTCTAATTCCCATTAGGAACGGTGCGCCGATTTCCTGCCCCTTTTCTGCTATAAAATCCCTCAAATACCTGTTTAGTTTCGGGCGGGCATCGTATCGGGTCAGAATAACGCCGGTAATAGATAAGGCCGGGTTGCTGCGCTGCATTTGGTGCGCAATATCGGCTATCTGATAAAGCCCCTGCAAGCTGCTATTGTCAGTTTCCAGCGGGATTATTAGGCCGGTGCTTGTCTGCAATGCGTTAAAGGTCAATTCCCCCATTTGGGGCGGGGTGTCGATTAGTACAATATCAAAGTTCCCTTTTAACGGCTCTATTGCCGTTTGCAGGCGTTTTGCGCTTGCCGGGGTGGTTCGTTCCGTGGCAAGGTCGGGGCTTGCTGCAATGGCTGCTATCCCTTGCGGGGTCTGTTGGATTAGCTGCGCCGGGTCTGCATCGTGCAATAGTTCATAGCTGCCGGGGCTGTTTTGGTCTGCGCCGATAAAGAATGATAAATTAGCCTGCGGGTCAAGGTCTATCGCCAATATCTTTTTACCGGCTGCGGCTCCGGCCTGCGCTAATGCGGCAATGGTTGTGCTTTTGCCGGTTCCCCCTTTGATTACTGCCGCCGTTATAATTTGCATGGTTTCTGCGCCTCCTGTTCTGTTGTGTTCTCCTGCACTACTTGTGCAATTTCCTAATTAAGCTATTCAATATTAGTTTAGTTAGGATTATGCCATTGCAGCGGCTATGCCGGTCAGCTGTTCAAGCTGCTGCGGGTTCAATCTGCTAATAAGCTGTTCCAGCTTTTCCCGGTTATCGGTGCTGCCGTGGTATAGGTTGTAAACATCCTGTGCTATTGCCCGCTCCGCCTTTTCGGTGCGTTCGTCCTCATGCAAATAAATTTGCGTGGTTGCGGGGCTGCTATGCCGCAAATACTTTTGCGCCGTGTAAATGTTATCCCCGCTTGCCTGCAATGCTGCCTGCGCTGCGCTATGCCGTAAAGAATGGGCGGTTAGGCGTTCGCTATCAAATCCGGCCTCCTGCATCGCCCGCTTTAACATCGTGCTAATGGTTGTTGGGGCAATGCGTTTGCCGCCGCTGCGGTTCCCGGTGCTAACGAACAACGGGCTTGCGCCTGTGGGTCTGTCCGTCCGGCTCTGCAAATAATCCTTTACCGCCGCCGCAACTTCCGGGGCTATCGGTTTCTTTTGGTCGGGTTCGGTGCGCCCCTTGCCCCATATATAAAGCCATGTTTGCCCGCCTTTGGTTTCAAGGTCTTTTATATTGGCTCTGCTGATTTCTACCGTTCTAAGCCCCGTATTTACCGCTAAAAGATACATTGCGAAAAGCCGCTTGCCCTGTTCGGTGCTGCGCTGCATCCGGCCTGCGGTATCCTTTGCGGCATCCTGCGCCGCCTGCTGCCGCTCTGCCGTCCGCTCCGTTATGCTTTCCTCTATGGTCAATACCTCTTTAGGGGTCAAATATCCTTTGCGGTGCGTGTCGTTCTTTACCTTTGGGGCGTGGATATTCGCCGCAATGTCCGGGTAAAGATTGTTTGCGGCTGTCCAGCGGAAAAATTGGCAAACGCTGCGCAAATACTGTTTTACCGTGTTCGGCTTGCAATTTATCTTTATCGGGTTGCCGGCTGCATCGGTTCTGTATTTCCAGCCGGTCACGGTGTTATCAAGGGTTATCGCCTCATGCTCTGCGGTCAGCCATTGCCGATAGGAAATAATATCATTGCGCTGCGGGTTCCTAATTGCCGCATATTTCAGCCATGCCATAAACTGCCGCAAATTGGTTATATAACTGCGGGTTGTCTTTTCGCTGCGGTCTATCCATGCTACAAAGTCATTAAATAAGCCGGGGTTAAACTCCTGCGCCGGGGTTAGTTCTTGCCGGTTGTAAATCGTGATAGCCTCCATTGCTGCGCCCTCCTGTCCTTTTCCTTCATCTATTGCGCCAATAAAAAAGAGGCTTGCCCGCTGCCGGGTTCGCCTCCTGCTGGTTTAGCGGGTCAGTAAAAGCCATGCCGCATTTGTCAGAATTAACGCCGCCGCCAAAATGCCGCATAATATCTGCATCCGCTTTATATTGCGCTCTGCCCTTGCCTGCGCCGCCTCATGCACGATAAAAGGCACATCCGGGGCTTTCCGTTCGTTGTCCATGCCGTTTCGCCTCCGTTATAGTTTCAGTATCCGCAAAATATCTGCCCGTTCCTCCGGGGTCAAATCATCGCATTGCAGCGCATAGTAAAGCATATCCCTAATTTGGTTATCGGTCATGCCTGCGGTCAGTTCCCGGAAAAGGTCGTTATAAAGCCGTTTATAGCCCCGCAATAGGCCGGTTTCTGCGGCTAAATATTCTTGCATCGCCCGCCGCATTGCCTTTGCCCTGCAAAACTGCCGTTGCAGATTAGTCAAAATCAAAGTCAAACGGGCTTTTGCCCTCGTTCCGGCTTTGGTATTCGTCATGGGTCAGCCGTTCCGCAAATTTGCCCGCATTGTTTAGGATTGTTTGCGCCGCCTGCAAGCGGATAGCCGGGTTATTATCTTTATCGGTCATTATGTCCGCTACCGTGTCTATTGCCGCCGATAGCTTTTCATTGATAGTAAATACCGCCTTGCGGATAATATCGTTTTTGGCCTCCATGTATTCGGCTCTAAACTCCCGGTTGTTCATGCGGTCGTAAATCGTGCGGGGCGTGGTTCCAGCCGCCGCCGCTGCATCCTTTACGGTTCCATGCTGCAATAATGCCGCTATGATTTCCTCATTGCTGATAGCTTTTGTATTGGTTTTAGCCATGTAATGCGCCCCCTTGTAAAGCGATAAAGTCCGCTAAAGATAATGCTATCGTCCATTGCCGCCGGTTCTGCCGGAATATAACAACGGGTTTCCCGTCCTGCATCCGTTCGGCATCCGCTGCGGCCTGTTCATACCATTTGTTTAACTCTATCTTTTCATGCCGTTTGCACTCTATATGCAAGCCGCTAATGCCGGTTATA